TCTGCACCGTTGCCAAGGAATCCAAGAAGGCGTACATCGAGCAGGTTCTGATGTCCGGTCTGGGCGGCGGCGTGGTCAAAGCCGAAGGCTCCGGCTACACCTTCGACGAAGGTTCCGAAGGCTGGGTTGCCCGTCTGGTGTTCGAAACTGTTGCTCTCGCGGTGGCGATCACCGAAGAAGCGCAGGAAGACGACCTGTACGCCGACCTCGGCTCGCAGATGGCCAAGGCTCTCGCCCGTTCGATGCAATACACCAAGAACGTCAAGGGTGCCAACCTGCTGAACTACGGCTTCACCGCTGGCTACACCGGCGGCGACGGCAAGGTTCTGTTTGCTACCGACCATCCGCTGATGGGTGGGGGCACGCTGGCCAACACGCTGTCGACGCAAGCCGACATCTCGGAAACCTCGCTGGAAGACATGCTGATCCTGATCGGCGATGCTACTGACGAGCGCGGCCTGCCGGTGCACCTGACGGCCAAGAAGCTGATCGTCCCGACCGAACTTCAGTTCGTCTCGCAGCGTCTGTTGAAGACCGATGGTCGCGTGGGTACGGCTGACAACGATCTCAACGCCATCAAGTCGATGGGGCTGATCGCTGGCGGCTTCTCCACCAACGTGTTCCTCAGTGACCCGGATGCGTGGTTCATCACCACCGACGCTGAGAACGGCCTGCAGTACGTCGAGCGCTCCCCGCTTCGCAAGAAGATGGACTCCGACGATAACACAGGTAACATACGCTATCGGGTACGAGAGCGTTACGGCTTCCTGTTCGGAAACCCGCGCGGAGCGTACGCATCGAGCGGCGCGTAAGGATTGGGGGTTCCCGGTCGAGGAAAGGCCACCTTCGGGTGGCCTTTCTTTTACTTGATCCCCTCCGAAAACCCTGATAGTATCCAGCCACCTAAACCCGCATTTTCTTGAAGGAGATCAAAATGCCCACAGGATTCAAAGGTCCAATCGTTCACGGCCCGCAGCTTAACGGCGCGGATTACAGGTATCGTACCGGCATGGGGATGATGTCCTCCGCCGAGTTCGACGTTTGGCATGACGACTTTCACCAGTTCGTCGTTGCTACCTCCATCACCAACGGCCCGGTTATCAACACTCCGTGGGGCTGGCAAGGCGCAGCCATCGACACCGGTGGTACGGCTCTGGTCACCACAACCGCTGCGGTTGGACGTAACGGCGTCCTCGCACTGACGGACGCTACCCTCTCCGAAGGCGTGGCGATCTACTCGAACAAGACGTTCCAACTGGCCACCGGCAAGCGGTTCTTCTACGAGACTCGCATCCGCACGGACGACGTGACGGACAACATCATCCAGTTTGGTCTGTCCTCGCAGACGGCGGTCACCACCCCCGTTACGCTGTGGAACACCGCCAACGATGACGTGATTTCGTTCGGTATCGCCGATGGCGCGGCGACCACCGTGATGTACACGGACACCGCCGATGCGGGTATCACGACCACTGCTGGCGATGCTACCGTTTTGGTCGTCAATACATGGCACACCCTTGCGATTTACTACGACGGCGCGACCGCGTTCGGCTTCGTCGATGGAACGCAGGTTGTGAAAACCACGACTACCATCCCAACGGCAAAAGCACTTGGTGCGTTCTTCGGCATGGTGAACGGCAATGGCGCGGGGGGCAACAACCTCTGGGTTGACTATACCCGCATCGTCAGCGAGCGTTAAAAACCGGGGGCTTCGGCCCCCGCTTCGTATGGAGGGTGGGCGTAAAGCCTGCACCGGAAAAGGAGTACCGTCATGGCCAATACCGTCGTTGCCCGGGTTCTGTTCTCGAACACCAACTCGCGCAGATACATCGTCCACCTCGCGTTCATCTACGACACCGGAAACGAAACCGATGTCGTCAAGGTGGATCGTTCAGCGCTGACAACCCCCGCCGGCGTCGCTCCGGACAAGATCAAGATCGCTTCGATCCGCTGGACCACGCAGGGATTCACCTACGTCAAGCTGGCTTGGAATCACACCACGGATGACGTGGCAATGGTGCTCACCAACAACGGCTACGACAACTTCGAACAGTTCGGCAACTTGGTCGACCCCAACACCGACAACGACGCGGTGACCGGCGACATCGGGGACTTGCTCCTCAGTACGGTAGGGGGGTTAAGCGGGTCGAGCTACGACATAACCCTTGAGTGCGTCATTTAAGGGGCTGTCGTGTTCAAGCGAGCACGCAAGACACTAGCCCTGCTGCGAGGTAACAACTCGGGGGGTGGCGCGGGGGGCGTCGGGCTTAATTACGCTGCCTGCTCCGCATCAATCGCTTCACCGGTTGCTGCCCCCGCCACAATCCCGTTCTACCTCACCTACTGCTCCACCGGGGCAATCGTAATCAATGACACCGTAACAATCAACGGCGCTTGGAGACTGACATGAGCATAACTGTAAACGGAGCAACAAACACAATCACCGCCGCTGCGGGGCTAGCTATTGCGGGGAATACGGCGGTTACGGGGACGCTGAGTGCTACGAGCACGTTTACTGCGTCACTTAACGCGACAAACTGTGCAGCGTTCGGCAACGTGTCAGACAACAACGGCATATTCCTCCGAATTTACGGATCAAGCACATCGTATAACTGGGCTATAGCAAACAACTATTTTGCGGCTGGCAGGTTGGACTTTGTTCCTTCCACTGCTGTTGGTGGAACGACCTTTACGACACCCGTAGTTGGCATGAGCACCACCGGCCTCGCCGTAACCGGGACTCTGAGTGCTACGGGCGACATCTCCATAACAAAGACTGGAACTAGTCCTTACCTAGTAACTACGAGGACAGGGGAATCTACTTGCTATATTGGTTCGCAGGCCACGGAAAACGTCTTAATCTCCCGTGATTCCGCAACTGGAGACAGACGGCTGCTCATAACAGTTGGTACTACAACCAGAGGGATGTTCGACAGCAACGGCCTCGCCGTCACCGGGACGCTGAGTGCTAGTGGGGCGACGACACTATCACAATCGTTTACTGCTTTTGGCGTCAGCCTAACTGGAACGACGCTGGATTTTACAGGAGCGGATGGGACAACGAAGTATGCAGGCATTAGGTTCAAAGGTTGGCAATCGTACAACTCATACTTTGGTCGCATACCGGGAAGCGATGCTGTTGCATACGGCACTGATTCAACCGGAAGCTATGCGAGTGTTGTCACATTCTCCTCCACCGGCCTCGCAGTCACCGGAACCCTCTCAGCAACAGGCATCACCTCAGTCACCGACGCAACCGACGCCACCAGCACCACCGCAGCATCGCTCAAGACGGCGGGCGGTTTGGCGGTGGCGAAGAAGCTGTATGTTGGCGACAACATTGTCATGGCATCCGGCCAAGGCATCGACTTCTCTGCTACTGCCAATGGTAGCGGCACGGTGACGAGTGAGGTGCTGAGCGACTATGAGGAAGGGACTTGGACTCCTACGCTGATAGGCGAAACCACGGCAGGAACACAGACTTATGGCACTAGGGCGGGGATATACACCAAAGTAGGCAATGTAGTCACAGTGTCTGGCACTGTAACCATTACCGCAAAAGATGGCGCAATGGCAGGAAACGTGGTCGTTGGTGGGCTGCCATTCACGGTTAATAACGCAACCCTATCTGTCACGGTTGGGCCTGTAGCTGGGCAAACAGGGATTACATATCCATCCGCACAAACGCAAATATCTTGTCTTGCTGTTGGGAACACCACCTATATGCGCCTGATTGTGGATAAGAGCAATGGTGGTGGAGGGGCATACATAACCGTCACCGATATTGCGAGCACTACAGCATTCGGTTTTACCTGCACTTACCGCGTCTAATTATAAGGAAACCAAATCATGACCACGCTCACGAAGTCGCAAGAAGTCGATTTGATCGAAGTAGTCGGCAACAACATCCAAGTCCGCACCGCGACGATCATCAAGGAAGATGATGTTGAACTTTCCCGTTCTTACCACCGTCATGTTCTCGCGCAAGGCGATGACCTCACCGGCCAAGCCCCGAAGGTAGTGGCTATCGCCAATGCGGTGTGGGGGCTGTAATGGACAACCTCCCCATCACTCTCAACCTCTCCGTCATCGAAGTGAACACCCTGCTGCAACTGCTCGGTGAAACTCCGACGAAGATGGGCCTCTATCCGCTGGCAATGAAGATCAAGGAACAAGCCGATGCGCAAGTACCTGCTCCTGCTGCTGAGTAGTACGCTGATCGGCTGCAATACTCCCTCTGTCCTCAAGGGCAGCGGGGAGGTTGCTCCAACTCCGATAGGGCATACGGTTGCCTGCATGAAAGACCCGTCACTGGCAGGGTGTCCTAAATGACCTACTCGCTGAATGATCTGAAGGTAGTGAATACCAAGGTCAATCTGCTTCCCTACAAGTCGGAAGTAGGTGACGATTGGACACCGATCACGGAAGCGGGAGATGACTGCGACAGCTACGCAATGGCGAAGTTGCAGCGTCTCGTTCAGTACGGCTGGCCTGAGAAGTCTTTGCGCCCTGCTACTTGTTTCGTTGAACCTTCAGCAGGAGTCAAGCGGGATCGATACCATGCCGTCTTGCTAGCAGACTTCGAAGGGCAAACCTACGTGCTGGACAACAGGTATCCGTACCCGATGGAGTACGACATGGTGCCTTACGAGTGGCATAAACTGTGGAGCCACGACCTCAACGCTTGGGAATGGGCGCAGGGCGCTGATAGGAGTTTTGGATAATGGCTACATCAGGCACCTACGCATTCAGCCCCGAGGCCGCAGAGTTCTGCGAGGAAGCATTCGAGCGTTGCGGGATTGACCCGGCGGCGCTCACGGCTCGGCACGTCCGGTCTGCGCGGCGCAGTCTCGACTTCATGTTCTCGGAGTGGAGCAATAAGGGACCGCACCTCTGGGCCGTTGATCAGCAGAGCCAGATTCTGACGGCGTCGGACGCCAGCTACACGGTGCCGACCGGGACGATTGCGATCCTTGAGATGGTGATTCGTCGTGACGGCGTCGATATCCCTGTGTTCCCGATGGCGCGGGACGAGTATCTGGCCATCCCTGACAAGACCGCCGAGGGGCTTCCCAACCGGTTCTTCTTCGACCGCGTGGCGACTGCCCCCATGATCTACCTCTGGAACACCCCGGAGAACAGCACCGACACGCTCTACTATTACCGGATGCGCGCGCTGCAGGACGTGGGCGCAGCATCGAACACCCTTGATATCCCTCCCCGGTGGAACGAGGCGGTCGCCAGCGGGCTTGCAGCCAAGCTGGCAGTGAAGTATGCCCCCGACCGGATTGGACCGCTCACAGGCGTCGCCAACGCCCGTTTCAAGGAAGCGACCACGGAAGACCGTGAGCGCACCCCGACCAACACCCGCGTGAAATACACGACAAATATCAGGAGACGATGATGGGCGATGAAGAACTGGAGCGTTTTTTGGGGCCGCGCCCCATGATGTTGCCGAACAACCGTCGCGGACCCGCTCCTATGGGTATTCCGCAGGACGCTTGGGATGCTGGTGAGTTGCGCAATTTGATCGAGCTTCTGCAGCGGAACGCGAAGCCGGGAGAAAGGCTTACGCGCGCTGCCGGAGTTGTGCCGGCTGGAAAGCGGATTGCTGCGCAAGAGGGGGAGTTGGAAGCGTTCAACCACCTCCAGAACTTGCGCGAGCAGGAAGCTGAGATGCTTGAAGGGCGGGCGCAGCGGGAGCCGTTTCGGGGGACGGGGGCGATAGGCACTGCCGCAGAAGCAATACGCCGGCAACTGCCCCGTAGATAAATAATGGCCGGCTACGCGACAGGCAAACATAGCGTCGGTTTTTGCCGTCGATGCGGGGACAAGGTTCGTCTGAACCAACTGCGCCCCGATGGACAGAACAACCTGCTGGTCTGCGCGCCATGCTTCGATATCAAGCATCCGGCGGAGACTCCGGTGCGAACGGATGATGCGATTGCCTTGCGCCGGCCCGCGCCCGACCTTGACGTGGTAGCCTCCCGCACCCTCGACGACGACCGCCCGCTGGGGGAAATCCTGTTCGGTGCGGGTAACTATTTCGGGACGCAACCATGAGCACTTCCTTCACGTATGCAACCCTGTTGACAGCGCTTCAGACCACCGTCGAGGACGCCGGCTCGGAGTACGTCGCATTCCTCCCCACGGCGATACAGCTTGCCGAGGATAAAATCCTCCGTGACCTCGATCTTGAACTGTTCGACACGGTGACCCCCCTTGCCTTCACGGCGAGCACGGCGCTGCTGACCAAACCTACAGGAGCCATCGCAACGCGGACGCTGCACTACACCGACGCGACAGGGAATTTCCAGTTGCTGGAGCCGCGCAGCTGGGAGTTCGTCAAGGACTACTGGCCCAAGGAAGCAACGACAACCGCCAGCCCCAAGTATTTCGCCGAGTATTCAGCCACCCAGTATTACGTCGCCGGGACGCCCAGCGGAACCAACGTGGTGACGGCGCGGTGCGTGGTGAATCCGGCAGGGCTGACTTCGATTGTGACGACGACATGGCTCTCGACCTACATGGGGGACTTGCTGTTGTATGCGTGCCTCGTGATTTCCGAGGAGTACCTGAAAGCAGACAATCGCATCGGAATGTGGAAGCAGGATTACAACGACCGGCTGGCCAGTGCGAAACGCGTCTTGAAGCCGGAAGACCGGACGGACTATACTCCGATCACGGTAACGTCTGAACGAGAAGGGGTAGCATAATGGCCGATACATATTCTGACCAACTACGCATTCGCCTGCAAGAAAACGGGGCGAACAGTTCGACGTGGGGCACGATTACCAACACCAACCTCGAACTCATCGAGGCGGCGATTTCCGGCATGGCGACGATCTCCACGACGGGGGGCACTTATACCCTGTCGACTGCCAGCGGTGCGGACGACGAGTCGCGGCACGCGGTGCTGAAAATCACGGGGGTGCTGGTGGGCAACTCGACCATCGTCGTGCCTGACAAGACCAAGATGTACCTGATCTGGAACGCCACGACGGGGGATTACACCGTCACGATCAAGACCTCTGGCGGCACGGGTGTGCTTGTTCCGCGTGACGGGGCGGGATATGTGTTCTGCGACGCAACTAACGTCTACTCGGCAGCGCGCTCCGTCGCTGACTCGACCTTCACCATCTACGATCAGGCAGACCCTTCCAAGGCGATTGCGTTCCAAGCGAGCGGGATAACTACTGGCACGACGCGCACCCTGACAGCCCCCGACGCAAGCGGCACGCTGGTGCTGACCAGCAACAAACTCTCGGCACTTGCCGCCACAACTTCGGCGGAACTCGCGGGGGTCATCTCGGACGAGACTGGTAGCGGAGCGTTGGTGTTTGCCGCTGCCCCCACTTTTACAGGGGACGTGACCTTTTCGTAACACAACGCACCGGCCCCGCAGAGGGCAGGAAGGAAGAAGTAAATGTCTACACTGCCTGATGTAATCCTCCCACTGCTTGAGACTATCCTTAAAGATGTTCAGGATGTCAAAGCAGATCAGAAGTCTATGGGTGCTACGCTGACCGCTCACATCGAGACTGAACCGGAGGAATGGGCGGCGCTGCTCACCACAATGACCGAGTGTGCATTCCCAGATGGCGATCCAGAAGGGCATCGCAAATACCATGAGGAAACCATCAAGGCTCTTGAGGCTCGGTCTGAGTTCTGGAAGAAGATGCTGTTTGAAGTGACCAAGTACGGACTGTTCGGGGTGTTGGGCTGGTTGGCTTACACGGTCTGGGTTGCCTTCTTGAACGGGCCGCAGAAGTGATCCTGCTCTCCCCACACTTCACGCTTCATGAACTGGTACGCAGCGATGTTGCCATCAGGAAAGGCATCGACAACACCCCCGATTCCACAGTGCTTGAGAACCTCAAGGTGCTCGCAAACAAGTTGGAGATTGTGCGCTCTATCCTCGGTCGTTCGGTGCTCATTAGTTCCGGCTACCGCTGCGCCTTCCTCAACACCCATGTCGGCGGCAGTCCCACCAGCAAGCACGTCCTCGGGTTAGCGGCGGACTTCACCTGCCCGAGCTTCGGATCGTTGCGCGAGACGTTCGATGCGTTGCGTGAGCGCAAGACGGAGATAGGCTACGACCAGTTGATCATAGAACGGCCACCGCATGGGTGGTTACATATCGCCTTCGCTGAGATGGGCAAGGTGGCGCGGGGCAACGATCTTCTGTACGCAGGGGGTAAGTATGAGCGAGTTACTTAGTCACCGCATCAACACATTGCTTCTCAACGCCAATGCGAGCTTCCCATCGCAATCCCAAGACGCAAAACAACTCATAAAGGACTGGAGACATGAACAGCGCACAAAATTACGTGTTGTCCGACCTGTCCGTGATCTTGATGGTCGGGGTTCCGCTACTCATGGCGTTTCTCCTGTGGCTGGATGGGAACGGGAATGAATGACACGCACGGTCTGCTGCTGCTCGCCGTCGCTTTCGCGCTGATTCTGTACCTATGGCAGCGGTCTGATGACGAATTTGATCTGCGGCACTTGATCGTTGACAGCACAACGAGTCGCGTCAGCCTGTTCAAGCTAGGGCAGTTCATCGCGCTGATTGTTTCCACATGGGCGCTGGTGCATGAGACACGCAGGGGTTTTCTGACGGAGTGGCTGTTCGCCATGTATATGATCGCTTGGGCCGGGGCCAACATCGCCAACAAGGTGACAGAGAAGTACAAGTCGCTGGAGCCGCCGAAGGACAAAGAATGATCCCCATACCTCCACAGGTGCTGGCTGGAATAGGCATCGTTGTCTTGCTCGGAATCACTCACGGCTACGCCTACATGACCGGCAGTAGGCACAAGGACAACGAGTGGAAGGCGAAGTCTGTTGAACTGGTGGATAAGGCGCGGGAAACGGAACGCATCTGGCAAGGAGCCTACAATGAAGCAAGCAAGTCCTACGTCGCTCGCATCGGTGTTATCAATGACCGCCTGCGTGTTGCTCTTGACGGGTTGCGCGACCGGCCTGATCGACCCGTCGGAGTGCCCGAAGCCACCCGCCCTGACTGCAAGGGAGCCACTGGGGCCGAGCTATCAAGACAGGATGCGGGTTTTCTTGAGTGGGAAGCAGCCAGAGCCGACAGACTCCGTGCCGCCTACGAACTCTGCCTCAAATCCTACGACAAAGTGAAGTAACATACGATCATGGCCCTCGCAGACCTTCCCCTTCGCCCCGGATTCTTCTCGGACGCTACCGCGCGCGACGCGGGTAAGGGAGGATATTGGATTGACGGGGACAAGGTACGGTTCTTTGCCGGGATGCCGACCAAGCTCGGCGGCTGGACGCGGGGGGCAGCGGACGATACGTTCCTCGGTGTTGCCCGTGGGAGTGTCGATTGGCGCACGCTGCGCGCGGAAGCCCTGCTGGCGTTCGGGACGCATCTGAAATGCTATGTGTGGTCGGGGGGCACCTATTACGATATCACCCCTCTGCGAGCGAGTGGCACCCTCACCGACCCCTTCACGACGACGGACACACTGGCGACGGTAGCTGTTGCGGACCTAGCACACGGCCTCACGGAAGGGGACTACGTCACGTTTTCGGGTGCAGCCGCCGTGGGTGGTATCACGATCAGCGGGGAATACACCGTCACGTCTGTGACCAGCGGCGACGCTTACGTCATCACACATTCCTCTCCGGCGACATCGACGGCTGGCCCCGGCGGCGGGGCTAGTGTCGCCTACGAGTACGAGATTACCATCGGCGGGGTAAACTCCGTCGCCGGTTTAGGCTGGGGCGCGGACTTCTGGGGGGCAGGAACATGGGGGGTGCCGCGATCTGTCTCGGACTATCTGGCCCTTGCCCGGACGTGGCAGATGGAGCAGTGGGGCGAGGACATTATCATCAACCCCCGCTTGGGCGGTATCTATGTATGGGACTCGTCGGTCGGCGGCGGCACGCGCGCGGCGGTTATCGCCGCTGCGCCCATAACGTCACGGGGGATTCTGGTGTCCCCGGAAGATCGGCACTTGATCGCGCTGGGCGCGCACGATGGCAGTATCAGTGACCCGTTGCTTGTCCGCTGGTGTGATCAGGAAGACTACACAGTCTGGACCCCCTCGTTGACCAACACGGCGGGCAGCAAGCGTCTGGACATGGGTAACGAGATCATCTGCGGGGCCAAGGTTCGGGGCGAGCATCTGATCTTCACGGACTCATCGTTGTTTTCGATGGCCTTTGTCGGGCCTCCGGACACGTTCGCGTTCAAGACGCTCGGTGACAACGGCAACATCGTCGGCCCGCTGGCCGTGCATGTGTTTGAGGGCGTGGCGTACTGGATGGGGGATGCTGATTTCTTCATGTACGACGGCGTGACCCGGGTGTTGGATTGCTCCGTGTCGGCGTATGTGTTCGACGACCTCAACCGCGTGCAGCGCACCAAGATTTGGTGTGGGGTGAATCGGGACTACCGTGAGGTGTGGTGGTTGTACCCCTCGGCAAACTCTGACGAGTGTGACCGCTATGTGCTCTACAACATGGCGGACAAGACATGGGTGTATGGGACGCTGGCGCGCACTATGATCATCGGTGACTCGGACGTGTTCAACTACGCCTACGGG